GGGGGCGGTGAAGATAGCGGAGATAAGGAAGAAGATGATTATACAAAACCGCACCAGCGGGTAGAGCTCATTGACTACGACGGCGAGCTGGTTGCCGGGTATACGCCCGATGAGTTCCTCGCACTGAGCGCCTACCCCGAGGCCCCTGAACACGATGGGCTCACATTCGATGGGTGGAACTGGACGCTCGAGGAGGCCAAGGCCTACGTTCGTGAGTGCGGCCTTCTGACCGTCGGCGCCATGTACAAGCCCACGGATGGGTATATGCATCTTAAGGTGCACGTCTACACGAGCAGCAGTAAAAATCAGGTAAGTTTCGGCATCCGTTGCAGCGAAGTCATTTGGGGGGACGGCACGACAAGCCCTGCAAACTCAGGTTTTACGCATACTTATGCTGAGCCTGGCGTGTATGATATTATTGCCAAGGTGACCGACAGCGGCGTAACGTCTTTTTCGTCAGGCTCAGACTACGCGGATATTTGGGAAGTGGTTCTGTCCCCGGTCACGGCGAGTATTAACAAAATGTTTGCCGGGACAGGCTTAAGGCGCATCGTTATTCCGAACGGCGTTGGGATTAGCAATGCCAAAAGCATTTTTGGCGGGCTTCCGATTACCGGATGCGTGCTTCCAGCTTCTGGGACGTTTGATACCCTCTGGGATGGTTCGTTTAGTGGCTGTAATTACCTAAAGAGAGTAGCGTTCAGTCCGGCACAAAAAATCAAAACCGGAAGCACTACTTTGTTCGCCGGCTGTGGATCGCTTATCAGCTTTGCCTTCCCGCATGAGTCCGCATTCACAAATGCTACGGCGATGTTCGCTAGCTGCTCCTCACTTAAGGGCGTGGCCATACCGAGCGACGTAACCGGGTCGTTCGGCGGCGGCTCTTTTGGGGGCACATATTCACTAGATGCGCTTATTCTTCACCCAGGGATTTCATTAGAGCAGGGCGCGGCGGCTAGTATCGGCGCTCGTTATCTAAAGACTGGCCCGCGGCCGGGTGGTACCGAAACCAATCAGGGGAATATGCAAAACCAGACCCGGCTCAAGAAAGCTGACATTTATGGGGTCTCGTGGATATCCGCGGGCACTATTAACAACAGCAACGCGGAAGAAGTAAATTTCGAATTAATTGGGAACGCAACTGGTTCGTCCGGAGCAATAAGTTACTCGTCCGGATTAAAACGCCTGACTTTTACCGGAAATTTGAATACGGTCAACTCCGGATTTATCGAAAGTTGTCCGAACCTTGAGGAACTAATATTCGATGACGGCCCGACTAACTTTGATAACGCTGGATCAGTTAATGCCCCCGGACTGAAAAAAGTTGTGTTCCCGTCAACGATTCAGTCGATTAGCGACGCCTTCTTTGGTACTTCATATATGCCACGCTGCACTCTCTACTGCCCTTGGTCAGAGGGGGAGGTTGCCGGCGCTCCATGGGGTGCTATTGACGCAACAGTCGTTTATAATTATAGCCCAGAAAATGAGTGATAACCGGCGCGAAAAGCTAAGCCTTACTAGTTACGAACGATTCCTAGCAGTCATCGGCGATACCCCAACCCAAAACCTAACCCTTGACTTTTTCTCAATTTATGTTATAATTAAACCAGAAAAGAGGTAAAGAATAAATGAAAGAAAGACCACTAAAATTCTGGTGTTTCAACTGGAGTACACATCATTACCTAACCCACCCCTGGACTTTTATTGCGGACATCTTCCGCAATATCAAAAACGCATTCCATCGTACTCGCTATGGCTACGGCTATATCGACCTTTGGAATACCGACCACTACCTTCTAGAACTTACCTCCAACATGCTCGACGTGCTCGCAGATACATCGCATACTTGGCCTGGTGAAGGCACGGACTGGCCCAATCCAGAGAGTTGGGCCGCAGAATTGCACGTTATTGCGCATCTAATGCGACTACTGAACGATGATGATGAGGACTATAGCACATACCTCAATGGCACGGCGCTTGAGCCAATACATCATCTCCCCTGTATCAATAAATACGTACTTACTGACAGCGAAGAAGCGGACATTGAAACCGCTGACAATAAGTACATTCGTCAAGCAATAATTACCAAGGCTTTGCGCGCGAAGGTATTTGCGCGCATGGCTGAAATTTATGACATGCTATGGGATTAACGGCACTATTAAAGCCATCCGGCTCGGACTTCTACTGCTCCAATTGCCGCTTATTGGTGCAGGAGAGGCCGCTCCCATGCGGTTGTAAGTTCTGCGGCGCTACCTTCTCTAACTGGGAAGAAATAGCACTGCAGCTACTTGAGGAGGGAAATTATGAAAATCGAATATATTAATAGCGTTGAACGTAAGTTTGCTTTTTTCCGTAAACGCCGCTGCCCATGCGGTTGCAAATATTACCTCATCATCAATCAAATTCAACCACGTGTGTTTAAGGATTGGTACGTCATGTGCCCGCAGTGCTTGCGCGAGGGCCCTGAAGCGCCGACCCGACACATGGCATTAAGGCGTTGGGAAGGAAAAGAATGATATCACTTCCTCATGCCCATAACCAAGGAAGTGATTACATGCTAACTGCCGCAGAGGCGCGCGCATACGCCTATTTAAAAACCCCGAAGGAATTTTCTATACATAAGCATATAGAAATTAGAATCTGGGACGCCATTTAGAACGGCGGCACCTACATTCTCTATGCAAATGAATTCAGCTCTGGTGTCATTAACGCACTTAGAGCAATAGGATATACCGTAACAGTTATAGAACACGAAGATACAAAATTTTTACGAATTAGTTGGGATTGAAAGGAGAATTAATATGTGTAATAGCCTAGATGAACTCGCCGCAATGATTGCACGTCGTGACAATATTTCAATCGAAGAGGCGTGGTCCGCAATTAACTACGCTTCGGCTGAGATGGGGCAAGCCTTTTATTCGGGAGATTTGGACCTCGTAGAAGACATTCTGCGGGCGGATCTGGGGCTTGAACCGGACTATCTCGATCTTTTTATATTCTAATGGTCATCTATTGCTGTAGCCTTTGTGGCCGCCGCTTTACAGATGAAGAACGCGACTATGGTAGCCTTCAGCTACGTAATTGCCATAGTCAAACTATCACAAGTTGTTATTTATGTCCTAAGTGTATGTATAAAATGAAACGCAAGCTCAAAATAAGGGGTTGACTTCTATGCGCAATGACCGGGTTGCAGATATCATCATAATCTTATTTATAATCGTCCCTATTTGCGTTAAACTATTTGGTATTGTTGATATTGCGTGGGTATGGGTACTCGCGCCAATATGGGTACCAATAGCGTTTTTCGCAGGTGCCTTTACACTCTTATGTCTCTATTACATGCTACTACTGCTAGTTGAAAGGATGCTGAAACGATGAAACTTTCTATTAAACGCTCGGATTGTAAGTTCTACGTAAACGAAAAAAAGCGCACGGTTGTTTGCGTAATTCCAAACACCGTGCACTTGCTTCAAGAGTTCCTTGATGATAATGATTGGTCTATTTGTAGTCGTCTAGCTTGGCGTGACCTTGAACTCCCCGCATCTTTTACTGGTATCGCGCGATGCGCACCAGATGATGAGTGGGATGAAGAACGCGGCAAGACGCTTGCTTATACCAAAGCGCGGGATCATCTATATAAATCCTTCTTTAAGCGCGCGAATTATGCCGTAGAACTCTATGACGATAATATTAATACCATGATTATGAAGCTTAATGATATGGGCGAGCGTGTCGCTTCGCGCCAAGAGCAGCTATATAATCAAATTAAGGAATATTAACTAATTTCCTTTAGTGCGATTTCTAATCGCACTTTTATTTCTTCCAATATTCTATGTTCATAACGTATTGCATCCATATCTAATTGCATTAAGGTAGTACCAGGATAATAAAAATCAAGTATGTCCTAAAATCTTACGCCATTTTCTCCCGCATAGATTGCGCCGACCTGGCTTAAACCAATTCCATGCCCAGATTTTTCTTCTTTGGTCCAATTATCTTTACGCGCAATTAAATATGGTTTATCTTGTCCCCAAACCTCTTTACAGGAATAGGTACGGCCGCCATTAGAATGACAATAATAAGTAGATGCGCATTGATTATCATACGTCAGTACCATGCCCGCAGTTTCTTGCGCGGCTTGATTACAGCGTGTATAATTATTGCGCGAAGCAATGTATGCTTGTGCTTTACCAGCGTCATCACTAATAGCCTTGCCTTCAAGTACGCCGCGAGCCACCGCAAAACTTCGGGCAGCAATTGCCTACGCTTTGCATGCTTCAATATTGGAATTGCCAATTTCTGATGCCACTACGGCCGCGACATAATCTTCCAATTCTACTTCTTTAATCGTATTTTTTTCGCATTTAAAAAACTGCATATTCTTCGCAGTTGTAATATTAACTTTAATGGTCATTTAAACCACCTCCTATTTTTTATGTACTATAAACACTTGACTTTTTATGTAATTTATTATATAATTTTTATGTCAAAAAGGAGGAAAGCCATGAACTTGCGATACTTTGAATTTGCGAAAAAAGCCGCTCAATCGGCCTCGTATCACGGACCGAATAACTTTAAGCCGCGTATCGGCGCAGTTGCAATCTATAAAGGGTCAGTAGTCGCCACCGCCTCTAATAGTGATAAAACTTCACCGCTGCAGGCTCATTATAACATTTATCGTTATAAGAGCACAAATACGTTGGCGAAAGCGCACGCGGAAACCATCTTGGTTCAGCGGCTGAGATGGCGCTTTGGAGATTCACTTGATTGGAGCAAGGTTCATGTGTATCTGTATAGAGAATATGCAGATGGGCAACTCGCGCCTAGTCGTTGTTGTCCAAGTTGCATGGCAATGTTTAAGGAATTGGGGATTAAGAAAATTTTTTATACCACCGAAGATGGATATGTGATGGAAAAGTTTAGAAGCAATTAAAAAAATTGCTTCTCTTTTTTTTATTCTTAGAATAAAAAACTATTTTTAGGGGTAGCTTAACTACTAAAAATAGGGACATAACTTCTTGATGAAAGGAGTAAATTAATTTTGAGAAAAAGGAGGTAATTTTATGGCAGAAGAAACATATAGCTGGACTGCAGGTGCACCTATTACTGCTGAGAAAATGAATCGGTTGTAGCGTGACGCTGAAGAAGTAGAAGTAGCACATCGAAAAGACGTATCGAAGGATACATTACAGAAACGATTTGCCGATGTAGAAGCTACTGCAAACACTGCCGCTACGACTGCTAGTGATGTTAGTGAACGAATACAGACAATTAATAGTAATTCAGCTCTTGGTGCGAAGGCATGGGACCAAATGGTGGAACTTGTCACTGAGAATGGTAATGAAAAAGAAAGATACTTAACCACTCGTATACTCGGTACCGAAAGTACTCTTGCAAGTACTGAAGCGCGTCTTACTAATGTAGAAGCCCAATTAGATAGTGCTAGACGGCCAGGAAAGAAGCCGGAGGATAGTTTAGCCTTACGTTTTCATGATATTGATGCTACCATGACCAACTTATCAACTAGTTTAAATTCTACTATAACTAGCGTTGCTGATATTAATCGTACATTGACAAACACGGCTCAAGGAGAAACACCTTATCAAGGTGCAGGCGATTCTCCGTATGCTGATACATTAGCTCGTAGATTTTATAAGGATGAAGAAAAGCTCAAAGCGGTTGAAACCCAATTGGACGATGCCAAGACTTCAACTGCATATAATTTGGCTAACTTAACGCTTGATAGCCGTTTTGAAAGGAGCGAAGAAGAAATTGTAGGTGCGCGTACATCTGAGGCGCGTAATACTTCTTATGATTCATTAGATGCGCGTTTTGAAGCTAACGAATCAGAGATTATGGACGCGCATAGTTCTACAGCTAAAAATAGTAATTTTAATTCATTAGATGCGCGTTTTGAATCTATTGAAGATGAATTAGTAACAGCACGTGGCGGATTAAGTACAGTAGATGCTCGTTTAGACACAATTGAGGAGAACGCAACGGCTTTAACGAATCATGTTAATACTGATTTTGTTCAAAATAGTCGGATTATTCCGAACCTAGCAGCTACCGTTGCCGGAAATGTTCTTGACGCGACATAGGGTAGAATATTAAATGAACGTTTAACTACTGCTGAGAGCGGACTAGAGACAACTACTTCTGGCTTAGCTACTGCTAACGGTGAAATTGATGCGCTTAAGACACGCATGAATGCCGTTGATAATTCTGAAACTGGTTCTATTGCGGCGTTATATGATGAATTAGATGCCGAAAATAGCGGCGTGAAAGCAAGAATTAGTACGTTAGAAAATTCTGTAAATCATGAGTCTACAGGACTAACTGCGCGCATGAACGCGGCTGAGACCAATATTAACAATATCTCCACGACATTAAATACTACGACCGGAGTTGCAAACCAAGCAGCGTCAGATATTACGACATTAAATACTCGTATAACAGCTTTGGAAGGGGCTACTGTAGTAGTAACTGAATTACCCGATGTAGGCGACGCTACGAAGGACTACTTACTTGGCCCAAATAGCGATGGTAAATATTTTTATTATAAATGGATTAATAATGAATGGAATTTAATTAGCGGCGGTGAGTCTGGAACAGGTACTTCTTCTGCAGCATTTGCGGCCGATTTCAGCCAAATTACTGATCCAGATATAAATACCGATTATTATGTAGGAAATAATACTGATGGATATTTACACTATCGCTATATTGAATAGGAAAATTCTGATCAACTTCGTCGAGTATTAATTGGAACTGCCCCTGATAATATTAAGCGTTATAATATATAGAAAGTATAGGGTAAGAAACGTGAATTTAATACTGAAACTCAAGAATGGGAAGAAACTGACGAAGACACTTATTATTTAAATTTATATGAATTCGATTATGGTGTTTCAAATGCTCAGTCTAGTATTGAAGAAACGATGATTCCTGTCGGATAGATTGAGCTACCGCAAGGTGGTGGCGGCGGAGGTACTATTAGTACGGCGCCTCGTGTAGTCCGTATTACGCCTTCTAACATAACCACGGTTTAGAATGAAGACCATATTTATTTAAGATTTTTCTATGCAGCGGTTGATGCCACTGGTGAATCTATTGATGGTACTTATACATTAAAATATAATAATGGCAGTATTATTAGTTCTGGACCCTTAAATAGTGGCGCATATGATCAATCAGTTACTACAGGTGTATGGCCGAGCGCTCCTCGTCCTGTCGGTTTCTATGAAATTGATGTCACTGAATATTGCCGCTTGGGTACTTAGACATTTAATTTAGTAGTAACCGTAAATGGACAAGATATTCCTCGTATCTGGACAATTAACATTCTTGAGCTAAAACTTGAATCAAGTGCTCCATAGTCTCAATTAATAGAAGTTGGTAATACAATTCGTTTCCCATATACCCCATATGGTGCAATGCCAAAGACGCTATATGTTCAAATAGATGGAACTACAGTTAATACGTAGTCTTTGAACGCGGCAGTATCTGGTACTGAGCTTGAAATTGAAATTCCTTCTCAAGCACATGGCGCGCATGAGGTTAGCATCTATCTAGAAGCTATATTAGATGGAGAAGCGATTACCACTCCAGTAATTAATCGTGACTATATTTGGTATGATGCGTCACAAGATGAACAAGTTATACTTGCGTCTTCTTATCGTTATGCTACTACAAACATTCTTACTGATTGGGCAGAGTGGACGGCTAATACTTCCTATAGTGTAGGAGATAAAGTTAAAATTACTTCTGGTTCTTCAGTTATAGGATATATTTGTAAGCGCGCTAATACAGATGCTACATTTAATGTGAATAATTGGAATGCTCAAGTTATTAATTCACAACAGTATGGAGAAATTGAAATACCTTATACTGTCTATAACAGCGAAGCGTCCGTTTCTACTGTAAAATATTATGTTAATAATAAATTATTAGATACAGTCTCTGTAACCAATAGTGGAGTTCTTACTTATACTTTTGAAGAATTTGGAGATAAGAAAATTCGCATTGAAGTTGGAAATGTAAATTTAGATTTTAATGTTGCTGTAAAAAAAATTGCAGTAGATATTGCGCCGGTACCAAATCCAGTGATTAATTTTGATCCTGCTACATTAACTAATGCTTCAGCTAATAGGCTACCAAGTTGGACTTATAATGATACAACATATCATATGACTGTTTCAGATAACTTTAACTGGTCTAATGATATGAGCGGTGGCGGCTATAAAGAAGATGTTGATGGCAAATGTTTTGTAATTAAAGCTGGCACTTATGCGGAATTTGATTATAAGATGTTTAAAATGGCAGTTGACAATTCCGATCCTGAACATCCGGTATACACAAGCGCTGCATTTGACAATGGCGCAGAAATGAAGATTATTTTCAAGGTCGCGGCAGTTCGTGATGCTAGCGCTGTTTGGTTCTCTAATGTAGGTAATCCTTCTAGTAATGATCCAATGCCAATTGGTATTCAACTAAAGGCGCATGAAGGATGGCTGAAAACCAGTGCCGCGGATGCTGCGGAGAAACAAGCACAGCGAGACGGCACTACAGTCTCTACTAATGCTTATCTATATTTCCCTTATTCTGAAGAAGATAAGATTGAATTAGATATTAATATAAATAAGATTGGTAATCGTGAAGACTTTATTATGTCTTATGAAGATGGCGTACCTAGTAAAGCATATGCTTATGAGCCTTCTGAAATCTTATATCATGCGGATGGAAACGAATCAGTAATTCATATTGGTTCTCCTGATTGTGATGTATATATTTATAAGCTCCGTATCTATGATAAAGGACTAGGGACTAGTGACATATTACGTAATTTTATTGCTGATGGTAAAACCGTTGCTGATAAAATTAATCGTTATAATCGTAATAGTATTTATTATGATTCTACTAAACCAGAAGGACAAAAATTTACTCCTTATAAAGTTGGTAATGCAGTCTTAGATCCAGAAAAGCTAGCTGAAAAAATGCCTGATGTAAAAATTCTAATGTTGGAAGCCGATACCTTTACTAAAGATAAAAATACCTTTGTAAATTCTTCTTTACGTTGTATTCATGCAGATGGCGGTAAGATTTATCCCTCTCGTGGAGATGAAGATAACTGGTTATTCCGTAATGGTTTACATAGCGGTCAAGGTACTACATCTGATAAGTACGGGCAAGCTTCTCGTAATGTTGATTTCTTATTTATGTGCGATGGACGACATGCGCCAACTAAGAAAAAGAACATTACTAATGATTAGATTAGCTTAGTATCTACTTTGGTTAAAGGTAAAGATAAGTCTGTATTCAATCCCACTACCAAGAGCTGGACTCCGACAGTTGATGCAGTCGTTGAGACATGCTCTGGGTGGCAAAATGATGATGCGAAAGTTTCATTGACTGCCACTTCTGTTCCTAATAATTACTTTAATTTAAAGGTTAATGTTGCTTCTTCTGAAAATGTAAATAATGCCTTATTCCAGAAGAGGTACAATGATTTCTTAAGATATGTATATGAATCACCAGCTTATAAACGCGACAATCGTATTAAAAATGATATGGAATTTGTTCCTGCAATTTTATTTATAAGAGAAACAAATCCCACTAAGGATGAAAACGGTAATTATACTAATCACTTAGAATTTAATGATACTAATTGGCACTTCTATTCTTTAGGCAATATTGGTGACTCAAAGAAAACTGACTATACTCGTGCATATGATCCAACAGATATGAATGAGTTTACCGTGGAGATTTCTGATAACAATACTCCCAACTCTCAATTCCAATCTGGCGTTTATAAGAGTAATAATGAACGCATTATAGAAGAAAGTGATAGCGGCATCATTAACTCAATGAATTACATTTGGGATATTGATATGGATACAGAATGGAACGCAATGCGTGATCCAACTGAAAAAGAAATTGAACACGATGCTCAGGTCGCGGCAAAAAAAGATAAATACTTAGATGGGACAGATCTTGAAAACCCCAAAACTAATTATATTTTACCAAATGGAAAAGTGTATGTTAACTATCGACATCGTATGTTATCTGGTGATCCTTTTGATGGTAAACATTCATTTGAATTCCGTTATGCATGCAAAGGTGACTATCGTGATGGCGATTTAATTAACGATACTAACGGTAAGATTGAAATTAATGGTTCTTAGGTAAGCCGCGATGAGTATCAATTTGGTATTAACCGTCAAGTAGTTGAAGCATTCTATACTTGGGTGGTAACTAGTTCTGATGAAGAGTTTAAACAGCATTTATCTGAATGGTGTGTTCCTGAAGCAGTAGAATTCTTCTATGCATTTACTCACTTCTATACAATGATGGATAACCGCGCAAAGAACTGTTTCTGGCATTTCGGAAAAACAGGAACTCATAGACAGGTTCATACTCCATATAAAGAATTACTTCATGTATATGATGAACTTCAAGAGGACGGTTCTTATAAGCCTACAACAGATACTGAAATAGATTCTAAGAAAACCTATTATACAGAATATGCATTTGATCTATGGGCTTATGATATGGATACGGCCGCGGGTATTGATAATAATGGTGAACTTGTTTTCCCATATGGAAAGGAAGATACAGATTATCGTCAAGCAGGAATTTCTTCTTCTGGTTATGTATTTAATGGCGCAGGTTCTATTATCTGGCGTAGATTAAGTACGAGTTTCACAGATGAAATTGCTGATATATTCAATCGTGTAAATGAAGCGGCTTGTTTTGATGCGATGAATCTCATTAACCAATTTGATACTTTCCAAAGTTGTTATCCAGAAGAAATGTGGCGTCTTGATATTGAGCGTAAATATATACGTACCTTTACTGGTAAAGTATATGATAATTGTAAGCTAGCAGACACAGGTGGAAATACCAAACAAAATACACGTTTCTTAAAGGAAATGATGCAAGGGCGAAAAAAGTATCAACGTCGTCAATGGGTACGTGATCAAGCAATTTACTTTGGCAGTAAGTATATGTTAAATAATATTCGTAATAATACTATTGAAATGGTATGTTATACCCCAGATGCTCCGTTATGGAATTCTAAAGGTTATGAATATAAAGAAAATGACGTTACTTACTATAGACCTTTTGTTGCTGGAGATTTTACTTTCTACGGTTCAGAAAATAATCGTAAACTATATAAATGTATTGAGGGCAACGCGGATAGTACATTTGTTGCTTCTAAGTGGGCTGAAAGTGTAACCCCAGATTATAAACTAAAATTAGTGCCTTATCAAGATATGTATTTAAATGTTGCTGTTGGTAATGGTAATTTACGTACTCCTGTACGTGCGGTTGCTGGTCAAGAATATACTATCGATTGTACTGCTAATATGAATGAAACTCGTGTTTATATTTATGCTGGCAGTTATATCTAGGCTATTAGCGGATTAGCTCCATTCTATATTGGCGCGAATATTTTCAGTAGTGCAGCACGTCTAAAGAAATTGGATTTAGGTACTGATAATCCTTATTATCATAATACTAACTTAAAAACACTCACTATCTTACCCAATATGCCTATTCTTGAAGAATTAAATATTAAGAATTGTGATAGTTTAAATACGCCAATTAATTTAAGCGAAAGTAATAATTTAAAGATTGTAGAGGCAGAGGGAAGTATGATTCCAAGCATAAGTTTACCAGCTTATAGCTCAATTGAAACATTACATTTACCTTCCACCGTCAATACTTTAAATTTACAATCCGCGCGTAATCTTGATAGTTTCTATATGAAAAATAAAGAAACTGGTGAGGAAGACTATTCAAGTTTACTTAGTATGAACATTGGTGATAGTGACTATTCTGATAATATCGATTGGCTAGAAATAGCTGCTTCAACGTTACAGCATCTAAATTCCTTATATTTAACAAATTTAAATAAAGCGTCAATAACTAATATTACAGAATTAGAGAAGTTTGCCGATAGGAAAAAAGAATTAGAAACGCAATATGATGCGCAGGGGAATTTAATTAATAAAGTTAATTTCACTGGTATTATTAACGTTAACGGTAGTTGGTCAGAGATAGAAAGAGACAGCTATGCTGGTACACCGACTAGTATATGGCCCAAACTTAATTTAAATACAAAGGGTACTGAACAGGTTAAACGTAAGTATATATTCAGATATAATGGAAAAGAATATATTACTTATATCACTGTTAATAATTCAGTTCCAGATCCTTATGCTATTAATGAAATTGAGCTACCAACTTAGGCTTCAGATCCAAGATATAATTATGTATTTGGTTCTATTAATCCAAATAGTGGTAAATACATTCCATATAGCGGCTGGAAGTATATTAATAGCGATACTCCACTTGGAAGCGCACCTGTCGCACCAGCACCGCCTTCTACAGGGAATCCACCAATAATATTAGAACCATTCTTTACCGGAGTGGCTCGTAAATATACTATACGATGGTTCTTAGATACATAGCGTACTTAGCTAGTGGGCGAACGCAGTGAAATTCCATATGGCGGTGGTGAAGACGTTTCTATTCCTACTGTATAGAATATTCATGAAGGTAATTATATGAATTCTGTTGAACTGTACGGTAAATATGAAACTTGTACTGATGTATCTGTTGATGCTAACTCTAATGTTCAATATCGGCTCTTTACTGGATGGGATAAACTTCCTATTAACATTTAGCCAGATGGTTTAACAGATTATTATGATATTTTTGCAGTCTGGGACAATGTTTCTACTTCTGCAGGAGATGTCTTTAAAAATGTAGTAGATCATCAATTAACTCCTATACAGTTGCTAGTGCTTGCTTCCATGCCCGATAATGTGCGTGCCAATTATAATCAATATGATGAGGCATATCAAACCACTATTCAATTGGGCCATGATAGTACACAAGAAGGTACTACAATTGTCTCTGATACAGGTGACGCTTTACGTCTAACTGGTACTAATGACTATGAAGATGAAGCTTATTCTACTAACTTCTAGCCATTCAAAGATAAAGCCTTTACATTTGTAATTGACTATACATTCTCTGATATAGAAGAAAAAGCAAATACTTATTCTATATTAGCAAGTTGCTATCATAGCGCCAACAACGTTGTGCATGGATTTGGTATTTTTAAGAATAATACTGAAAATAGAATTGAAGTCGGATTTGGAGATATGTATAATAACGCAAATAATCGTGTAATAGTCAATTCAAGCGGAAACGTTAATATGCGTAATATTGTAGTTTTGAGGCACCCAGCAGTAAAAGTGGGCGATGAGTATGAATTTCTATACGTCTATTCTAGCCAAGGCTCTGCTAATTCTATTGCGGCGAATAAGGCTGAAGTAATTGCAATGCGTCGGCCAGCTAATGTCAACTTTACTTCTGATGCGTATTTAAATATAGGATAGCTTTTTGACTCCAATCGTGAAAGCGTATAGGATGGTGAAGTTGTAACAAATAGAATACATGCAAAAGCAAAAATCCATTGGTCAAAATATTGGAATTATGACATAGGTGCTGGAGAATGTGAATAGATTGCTTCTTGGCCGCATGAACAAATCACATTAGGTATTGCAAGTCTTGCAACTCCAACTTCAACAGTTACCGGTGTCTCAGGCGCACGCGCAGTTGCAGAACCACTTCCAACCCTATATTTAGCTACTTTAAGCACGCCAACGCATGGAATTTACGCTTCTGGCTAGATTCAAACCAGTAATTTTAATCCAACATTTAATAGCTATAGTTGGCGTGACATGACGTTACGTACTATTTATAATAATCGTATTTTTAATGCGTTACCATTTGAATTACAAGCGGTATTAATGAAACCAGGCGTAAACTCTTATCAAGCCATTTATGAAACGGGTGCTGATGGTTAGGGTTATAGTGACACATATAAATTAGCAGGCCAAGCGTATAAAACTCGTGATTATGTATATGCTTATTCTGCCGCTAATGTATTGGACGATGAAAGTAGGTATGAGAATGAAGATGAACTTCTTAGTCCATTTACTTGGAAATCACCAACAAAAGTAGAAGTTTATAACTATTCTACTACTAATGGTTGGCAACCAATATAGAATGAAAATAGTAATTATCTTAATATTAGATTCCCATATAAACCCATCTCTTGGGGTGAATCTAATAAGATGCATGTCTATGTGATTGACTAGTTAGATACTATTTCTGGATCGGTTGCCGCTTCCATAGGCGCTTCAAAATTACGGAGTGGTGATATTTTTATTTCTAATCATCAAGCATATATTTATATTTCCAATAAAGAAATTAATAGATATGGCTTATACATCGTAACGGATAACAAATTTGTCGGTTTGTCCGATAATGACGTAGCTAATATAAAAACTTATAGTACGAATTTAGGTCTTGGTGGATGGATTAAATCTACTGCATATTGGACACGTTCTTTGATAACTGGCACCACTAGAGTAAATATTGCCAGTGTATCTACTGAAGGCATTCCCGATGTTAGTAACACGTCAAATAGTGTTGTCGCAAGAAACTTCAACTTTATTATTGCCTTATAATATATGGAGGAGCGATTTTATATCGCTCCTCCTTTTGGAGGTTAAACTATGGAATACTTTAAAATTATTATAGATAACACGATTATAGGGGTAATAACATCTCGGCAATTTATGCGTTATAGTGCTGCTACAGACAGTTTACTTAGGTGCAATAAAGATAGAGGAGAATATATAATTAATAAAAATAAACTCTATCGTGATACCTGGATGAATGCCCCGTAGATTATTGTGGAATATATACCTGCAACTATTTTGCCTATCACTGAAGAAGAATATACTTTACTATTTGAAGCTTTAGAAAAAGAAGAGATAATTGTAATAGATGACGATTCTCCTCAGCCAGATCCTACTATCGAACCAAAACCTTCTGAGGACACTACTACAATTGACTTCCTTCGTTCTTCTAAAATTAATGAAATGTCCTATGCCTGCCGCAAAACAATTGAAGCAGGCTTTGATCTTGAGCTCCGAAATGAAACTCATCATTTCTCACTTGATACTCAAGACCAGTTAAATTTAATAAGTTTAGGCGCGATGGCGCAAACGCAAGACTCAATTCCATATCACGCCGACGGTGAAGAATGTAAGTTCTATACCGCGGCAGAAATTAATGCAATTGTCGCGGCAGCCACGGCGCATAAGGTCTATCATACTACTTACTACAACGCCCTTAAGAACTACATTAATGCCTTAGAAACTATTGAAGAAATCGGCGCGATTACTTATGGCGTAGAGATACCAGAAGAATATCAAACCGATGTTCTAAAGGCACTACTTAATGAAGCAAATTCTTAAAAATATTATATTATTTTTAGTATTTGGTACAATCTATTTTATAATAGAATGTATCTGGAAAGGTCATCTAACCCATTGGAGTATGTTCATTCTTGCGGGCATCATTGGTACATTAATTGGCGGCATTAATGAATATATTCCATGGGAGATGCCGTTCTGGCAATAGTGTGTTATTGGAATGGGACTGGCAACTTTTGGAGAAGGAATTACCGGTTTAATTGTAAACAAATGGTTAAATTTAGGCGTATGGGACTATTCTCATACCCCATTAAATTTCTTTTTCGGGCAATGCTGTGTCCCCTTTTGTATAGCATGGTTCTTTCTCGCGGCGTTATGTATTGTAATAGATGATTGGATAAGATATAAATGGTTTGGGGAAGAATGTCCCCATTATGTATAAGGAGGCGAGACTATGGCAGGGAAAATTGCGGCCGCAGCCTTATAGTATAGTAAGTGGCTTAGCAAATTCATTTGCTGGGCGTGGATAATTTTTCGTTTTAGCGTATTAATTGTTTCCACTATACAGCCTTCAATTGCTGCAGCAATGGTATCGACTATTACGGGAATGGATACAATTATGCTGGTAAATGAAGGAACGTACCTTGTTAACTCATTAGGTGAGAAATATTTATATAGTGACCGCTTTGTACTAAAATGGCTAGATCAAGGCGGTTTTAAGTCGTTAATTAACAGAGTAACCTCACATGGGGAGAGTGATGATAATGGCGAAACTGATCAAAACGGTTGATTTAATTGCGAAATTTTAGTATGCATTAGATAACCATTGGGGTTACATTTTGAATACTTGGCATACAAGATGGACGCAAGAATTACAGAGTCAAAAAATCGCGCATATGAAATCTAAATATGGAGCCAATTGGGCCGATAATGCATCCGCAAAGAAAGATGATTCTTATACCGCGGCATTATATGGGAAAAAATGGATCGGCTCATGGGTCACAGATTGCTCTGGTCTGTTTTACTGGGCCTTTAAAGAACTTGGCGGCTATATGTATCATGGGTCTAATACTATGTGGAAAAAGTATTGTACCGCATAGGGAAAATTAGATAAAGGTGCTCGTACCGATGGCAAGCCGTTATTGCCAGGTACAGCCGTATTCGTACTAAAGGGAACATCCGACAGGTCACATGTTGGCTTATACATCGGTGGCGGTAAGGTAATTGAAGCATCTGGTACTTAGGCTGGCGTCATTTTTTCAGCTATTGACAATAAGAAATGGTGTGAATGGGGCGAACTTAGTGGAGTAGATTACGGTTCTGCCGCTAATATAGCACCTACTCCATCTGCGCCAGTTCCCGCGCCACACGGCCAAGCGATTGTAAACGCAACTAAGGTGGCATTACGTAATGGCCCTTCTACTAATGCGTCTGTTATTTTACGTGTAGACTAGGGCGAACGCGTAGATCTTAATCCAGCATCTGAATGGACTCGTGTTACTTATCAAGGAAAAACGGGCTATATGATGACTAAATTTTTAGATATGATAAAGGAGTGATAATATGGCTTCTATTATGACAAAGCGCGGTTCATAGGATAATATTGTAACTTATGAAATTTTTTGCGATACAATGGAAGATAGAGATGCAATCGCGCCTGAGTATTGTACGTTAGGTACGGCCGCGATTGTATTAAAAGGTGTTGGCGGCGGTGTAGAAGTATATATTGCCGGTTCAGATGGACAATGGCATGATATGAATTCCAATGATGTTCAAGCGTAAGGAGGTTATAGATAATGGATATAATTGATATTATGCTTGCGCGTGCGATGACACCGCAAGGACAAACCGATTCTTATGTTGCAAAAGCTAATGCTGCGGCGGCAAAAGCGGCACAAGCGGAATAGGACGCGGCCGCGGCTATTGCAACTGTAAATGCCGCAGCAGATGAAATTGCAGCTGCGCAAACTGCTGCGTCTGATTTACTTGCTGAGGCGCAAGAGACATTAGAAACGGCATAGCAAGCGCAAATTAATACATTAGATATTGAAGACGTTGATGCGGAGATTAGAAACTTTATGATATCTCCAAACATGGATACTAGTAATAGTAGCTATAGTGAGTTATAGGCGGTTGCTCGTTATCCTGATAACTTTTCCGCGTCTTTACCACTACTTCGCATGTATAAGAGTACTGGTAACAATGAAGATGCCACTATGACTCAAAAGGCCATTACTACAGCAATTGATAGCACCAAAACGTATGTTGATACTGCTATTGCGAATATTCCATCTAGCGGCGGGTCTGGTACTATTAATTTAGGGACCGACGCAGAAGGACATCTATTAACTGCTGATGAGAATGGAAATGTTGTTAGTAGCCAGCTTACTGAAGAAGATATAGTTGAAGCTTTGTTATATATGGGAACCTATACTGCGAAAGACGCGGTTGGCCTTGATATTGACTATCCTAATAAAATCTATTCTCGTATTCAAGAGGCCACAAATCTATCTATGGGACCTGATTTTGATAATTATCCAATGTATGGCGGCCGCATGAGATGTAATGTTTCTGATGATGGTACTATTACTGCTTTCTATGGAGATAATAATTATGCTGATGATGGTAGTAACGGACAAGTAATGGTATATCAACCTAAATTCTATTATCAGCGTACTCCTGTGGTAGTAGATAATATCAGCAACGGCGCAATTATACGGCGCGAATCTATTATAGTTTCCGCGGCAAAGCAGCCAGGCTTTAAGCTTCACCCCATTTTTAAAGGCGCAAATGGTGAAGAATTAGATTATGTATTATTACCCGCGTATGATGGTAGTTTAGTGAACGACAAACTCGCATCCGTTGGAGGGAAAAAGCCATTAAGTAATATTACAGTTACTCAGGCTGAAAGTTATGCCGCCGCGCGCGGTACTGGCTGGCACATTACTAATATGGCAGCAGAATCCGCGCAACAGATGCTTGAGATTGTCGAATTTGGTACTTTAAATGGACAAGAAGCGCTAGAGGCCGGTATTTCCTCTATTCCTAATGTAGTCACTAATGTTAACTGCTCTTCTTTAACTGGTTCTACTGCCGAGAAGGGTAATGCCACTGGTCATGCCACTACTACCACTAATGAAATTAATGGTACAACTAAAGAGTATACTATTGCGGGTCAGCGCGCAATCACTTATCGCGGCGTAGAGAATCCCTGGGGCAATCTCTGGCGACTAATCGGAGGTACGAATATTTCTGGTAATGGTCGTGAGCAAGGCGGCGGTGTATATATTTGTTCTGACTTTAATTATACACCTGACGCTAACGGGTCTAATTATCATTTCATTGGCTTCTATCTCCCAACTGATAGTAGTTGGATAAGCGCTTTTGGTATTGGTGACCCGGCATATGACTGGGTATTTATGCCAGCAGAATGCTCTAATGGTACTAGTTCTGGTCCTGTTGGAGATAGTTTATGGGTAACTGAGGGACTTAATGGATAGAATGTAATGGCTATTGGAGGTACTTATAGTTTCAAAGATAATGATGGCCCATTCTATTACGCTTGCGACCGTCCTGTAGATAATCACGCTTATAACAATTTTGGCGCAAATCTAATGTTTATTCCCACTAAGAATGCTATTTATGAAAACAATATTACCATGTGGACTTAGCATTATCATGGGAGGGTGAATATACTATGAAACAGTATTTTAAAGTACACAGCTCAACTCAGCCCATGGCGTTAGTAATTGGTGATAAGAGCGTGTAGATTAATACAAATATTTAGCCTTACACCGAATCCATTGATGGATATACGATTAATGGCTTTGAATATGATTGCACAGAATATACAAAAGATGAATATTTAGTAGCATAGGATGCAAAAATTGCATCTCTATAGGAAGAGCTTGCGGCCGCGAAAATCTTATTAGGAGTTGATTGATTATGACGTTATTAGAATTAGCACAAAAACTTCGACCCTATATTGAAAAGGCGGCTATTTCTCTATCTGATGAAGATGCGCTTGAAGCAACCAATCTATTTCCTAATTGGACCTCTAATTAGGAATATACTGCTGATGAACGCGTGAGATATGAAGGCATCCTTTATAGATGCCTTCAATCTCATACTTCTCAGGATGCTTGGACGCCCGATGCCGCGCCGAGCCTATGGGCAAAAGTATTAATTCCCGATTCTAATGTTATTTATGAATGGGAGCAACCGGAGAGCACTAATCCATACATGACTGGAGATAAGGTCAGGTTTGAAGGCGTAGTTTATGAAAGTCTTATTGATAATAATCTTTGGTCTCCTACCGCATATCCAAGCGGATGGCGCGCTATTTAATATTTGACTTTTACAAAATTTCATGGTATAATAGAAGAAAAAAGGAGGTAATATGAAATGAATATTACTTAGATTCTATTAGGGTTAATTCTAATTTTAGGTGGTATTGCCACTCTAATCGTATGGCCGTATATTAAAGCGCATGTATCTAGTGAGCAACTTTCTATGCTTGCGGGCATCGCTCAGACAGTGGTATTCGCGGCTGAGAAGATTTTTGGCGCGAAGATGGGCCCGGATAAGCTAGCATATGCACTTGGGCTTACAAAGAAGCTTCTTGAAAAGAAGGGGCTTACCTTTGATGAAGATGTAGTACGTGCCGCAATCGAGGCGGCCGTGGCTCAGCTTGACCTCTCTCAAAAGGCGGTATCTAACGAATAATGAAAATGTATGTGAATACGATTAATCAGGGCACAGTCAATATGCGATTGCGCCCTGAGAAATCGAGCCCTATACTTATGCGCGTGCCATATATGGCGCAATTAGACGCAAAACCAGTCGATGACCTTTGGTCTTAGGTAGTATATAAAAATAAAAAAGGCTACATTATGACTGAATTTTTATCTGAAGATAAGGTGATTACGTATTCAGATTTGCAAGCAGTACGTGACCACATTTCTGACACCTTACGACTTATTAATCAAATTTTGGAGTAGAATTAAATGATTGAATTTGGTTGTCCTTATTGTTGGGATGCTCGGAAGAATAAGGAAAAAGAGTATCTATGGTTCTTTGATGCAGCAAATAATTTGCGCGAATGCGAATACTGTCCTAAGTGTGGCAGAAAATACGGGGAGGAACCGGTAAATGAATAGTTGGAACTAGAATTAGAATCAGAATAATAATATGATGGGTGGTGCGTCCTTTAACGCGTATAATAATACTTGGAATCCCTATTCTAATATATAGCCAAGAACGTTTAATGCGCCCACCCCGGTATACCATGCAGAACCTATTCAAGGTGAGAATGCCGCATGGCAATTCCCGATGGGCCCGAATAGTGAAATTTATTTGCCAGATGCAAATGAAGATATTATTTGGTGGATTAGGACTGATAATAATGGGAATAGAAATGTATAGGGCTTCGATGTGAAACCACATTAGAAACCCACTCCGGTTGATACAAATGATTTAGCGGCAAGATTAGCCGCAGTGGAGGAATGGATAAATGCCAAGTCTAATAAGTCAAATGCGAAACGAACTCCAACCGCCCCGGCAAACAATGAACCCGGCGGTTGAGCAAGTAAAAGAAGTAATGGCGTAGATTAAAAGCGCGTCAAACCCTTAGGCGGCATTAGCTTAGATGTTACAGAATAATCCCAATACGCAGGAGATTTCACAGATGCTGCAGGGCGGCGGAAGTTTGGAATCTATCGCTCGTCAACTTGCGGCCGCAAAAGGAGTAGATATTAATTAGTTAATACGGCAGTTAAGTCAGAATTAAGGGTATGGCCGTGGACGTACCGCGGCCATACTTCTTTTAAAGGAGAGAATTTATGGTGAGAATGACCATTTTAAATATATATGCACAGGGGGTGGGCTAATGTGGCAAGTGGAACATAGAACATGACTACATTCAAAGCAAAAGGACTTACATCTATAGCTAATACAGTAGATACATCTAATTTTATTTTTCTAAAAAGCACTGCATTTACGGCAGACTAGTTAGGAAATACAGTATCACTTTCATTGAATGCAGCGGCAGTAACTGGTGCCGCAATGACAAATCATTCATTGTTTTTGAATGCTGGTATCGGAAGTGGACTTGAAACACCATTTTAGCTATAGATTCCTGATAGTTCACATTTATATATTTATAAGAGATGGTATACGAGTGGCGCGTGGAGTGAATGGAGTAAAATAAGTGCAGGACAGGCGGATACATGGACTACAGCGAGAACATTAACTATAGGAAATACTGGAAAAACAGTTGATGGAAGTGCGAATGTATCATGGAGTAAAGATGAAATACTCGGCGGAAGCGGAACTACCGCTTTCTTGCGAGCAGATAAATCTTGGACCAGCACTCTAACTGGGCCATTTTATTCCACTGGGTCACCTGGATTTCAAAACGTAACTGCGGCAGGAACTTGGGCATATTTATAGCTAACAAGTGGTACTTTAGGATGGGATATTGCTTCTAGTTCCTCTTAGAACTCAGGTGCTCTTGATTTTAGGCCGCATAAATCTACAAATCATGGAATAATGATTAGTCAAAATGGAGGATTATATTTTAGAAATCCTGCAACTGAAGGTATTTATTATCAGGGCACAAAAGTAAGTTAGCGTATGATTCGTTTTATAGATAACACATCTGATGGTAATGGAAATGGTATAAGTATCGGTGGCGGAGGCCAAACTATTATCGGCGGGGGCGAATCAGCAAATACTTTAACTGACCAAGCTGGTACAGATGGTGCTGAAATTATGTAGATTGGAAATGACGGTTCAATCGAAATGTTTGCGAATCTACAAAATGGTTATAGTACTGCGAATTATAAAAAATTAACGTGGGATACTACTGGGCGTTTAACAGCAGAGAATTGGAATACGGGTTAGGAAACTGGTGTATCAGTTAGAAATGCGACAAGCGGATATGATATACGTATGATTGTCAATAATGGTACTACTCCTGACGTCGGTATATATAGTGGTAAGCATGGTAATTGGCTTGTTCGTTAGACGAAAGACGGCCATGTATATTATTTAGACGGTTATAATAAATCTGCTACGCGATTAGCTTACTCTTAGTCAGCCTTGGCTGCGTCAGCCATAACTTATCTTGCCTGTTGGAATGGATATGAAATTAGAGCTATTAGTAAGGGTGAAATGGCTAATGCAGTTGATGGATAGCATAAATGGGTTCGAATTGGTGGAGATACGATGACTGGTAATTTAATTATAACTGGAACTGGAGATAAATATTGTGAAGTAAAATGTACTGATACAAGTTGCCGTGTTGAATTAGACAATAGCGGTGGTAATCATGGTCTATGGTCTTCTGGTTATTGGAATGGTTCTTCTTATACTGGGAGTTCTGTTTGGTTTATGTATCGTGGAACAGATAGTTATGCTCATTGTGGCACTCGTTTATATAATGCAGTATGGAATGACTTCGCAGAATATAGGCAAGGTGAGACAATGGAAGGCGGTAGAGCAGTATATGATGACGGAACAGGAATTATGAAAATTACTACAAAACGATTATAGCCTGCTGCGCGAATTATTTCTGATACTTTTGGTATGGCAGTTGGTGAATCAGATAAAGCAAAAACACCAATTGGTGTTAGTGGACGAGTTCTTGCGTATCCTTATAAAAACCGTACAAAATATAATGTGGGCGATGCAGTTTGCGCTGCCCCGAATGGTACTGTTGATATTATGACTCGTGAAGAAATTATGATGTATCCTGATCGAATCATTGGTATTGTATCTGAAATTCCAACATATGATATATGGCGTAACACTTTAAAAAATGAAGAATTTGGTTCTGCTGAAGTTATTGTTAATGGCCGAATTTGGGTATACGTTAAATAAATAGCAGCCATTTAGCTATCTTACATATGTAAATTAGCATAGTATAATAAATAACTCTAAATCCATACCCCAAAAAATTATGGTCAAAATTGGCCATAATTTTTTTTAATCTTTTAAAAAAAATATCATGGAATGAGTGGCGTCTTCGCACTATATAAATGGGAGATAAAATGTAATTTTATTTCTATTATAGATTATCAGAAATAATATTAAGACATGCGTGCACGCATCTGAACACATAAGAGATAACTTCTATCTAATATTAAATAACTTTACATTTTTCTCACTAAAAAACTTCCGAATGAGGAGTGATTAGTTATGGGCGAAAACGGAATGACTCCAGCCGATATTGCGGCAGTAAATGGTAATGAAAATGGATGGGGTGGCATGATTTGGTTATTTGCTATCCTCGCGCTAATGGGTGGCGGCTTTGGTTGGAATAATGGCCGCGGCGAACAGTATGCAACTCGTGATCAGGTACAGAACGGTTTTGATACCCAAAATTTACAAGCTCAAACTCGGGATATTCTAATGGCAGTTAATGATGCCTCTGCTCGTGGTCTTGCCGCTACTAATCAGGTCTACCATGATGTAGTAAATTATGTTGGCGATAAGTACACCGAACTACAGCGCGATGTCGCCGGCCTAGCAGTCGGTCAGGCTAACCTACTAGCCAAAGAGAACGACTGTTGCTGCAGCATTCTTCGCGCCATCGATGGTATCAACTATAACGCCGCGATGAACACTGCTTCTATCAATGCTAATACCACTGCGGTGGGCCAGAAGATTCTTGATGCAATTACTGGTAATAAGATGGAAGCTATGCAGAATCGTATCAATCAGCTTGAACTATAGAATCAACTCCAGGGTGTTGTAAGGTATCCTAATGGTTGGACTTACAATGCAGGTAATTCACCATTCTGCGGAGGATGTAATATGTAATTTAATTACATATCTAGGGCGCATCCATAATGCGCCCTTTTATTTTATTTTATAATGATATATTAAATATAATTATAATGAGGTGATCAAATGGCCGCGGCAGCTCCTACTCTATATTATCCTGCAACAAGTACTGAAATTTATACAACAGATTTAACTACTGTACCAATACGGGTAAAAACTGGTAGTGATAGTGTCCAATGTAGTATTGGAGTTTATAATTCTAGTACTGGATGGAAATTTATGTATGATTTATAGTGGTTTAGTTGTAGCGCAAATCAAATGTATAGACCACAACTTAATACAATATATAAAGGCGCAACTACGGCTGGCACTGTTATTGGTATATAGGTCTGGGTTAAAAACAGTAGTGGACAAGAAGCTACTTCAGGATATAGAACAATAACTTTGCAAACTATTGAGGGAGCCGTTTCAGCCAATACGGTCATTAGCCGCACAAAACTATTAAATTTATATCATGCATGTAAACAAACTAATAAATACTATACAGGTTCTAATCCAAGTGATGATCCATTTAATAGTAATCATATGTTATATGCTAATGAATGGAATACATTATTATGCGATAAAGTAAAAAATACAACTGCAAAAGTAACAGCTGGTAGTAGTTCTGTTACTGCTACAACCTACAATACATTACGTACATGGATTTTAAACGGTAGTTATAATAGTAGTTTATGCGCATATTAATAATTTATAATAAACAAAATAATTGATATTTATTTATTTAATGTAATAGAGTGTATCTAGTACATCAATTTACATAATATAAATTGGGACGTACTTGATACGTCCCTCTTTTTTTATTATAAAGGAGGAATCATTTATGTTATAGGTATATAGTTCAAATATAGCAGTAGACGCTAATGCTGTATTCCCCTTCAATAATGTTGTTTTAGATAAAGGATGCGCAGAAAATTTGTCTGCGCCCGCTACTATTCAATTAAATCAACGTGGAGTATATTTAGTAGAAATGGACGGTTTTGCCACGCCCGATGCTGCGACCGCGGTATCTGTGCAATTAATGGTCAATGGAGTAGCACAGCCGCAGGCAATCACTTCTTTCACTCCAGCCTCTGTAACCGACACACGAGCATTCGGTTTTAAGACTTTTGTGCGCGTATTAGAAAATAATTGCCATTGCAATTTACTCACTAGTCCTACCACTTTACAATTTATGAACGGCGCTACAGCTTTAACTGATGCTCATATTAATGTAGTAATTACAAAAATTCGTTAATAGGCGGGCGTAAGCCCGCCATTTTTCTATATGGAGGAATGAATTATGGCAATAGATGCAGTTTTCAACAAAGTCGCTTCCCATCTAGTAGAAGGCATTATGGTACATGATGAAATGGCTAATGCGTATGACTTTCTTGGTCTTTATGGTTTTGCAAAATGCCATGATTATCACCACCTAATGGAAACTTGCGCATATAGAGCAGTTTCACATTACTATTCTACCCATTATCATAAGTTATTAACTATTGATACCTAGCAGCGGCAAACAATTATTCCTGAGACTTGGCGCAAGTATTCTACAATGGACGTGGACGTTGCGACGCGCCGCACTGCCGTAAAAGAATTAATGACCAAATGGGTAGAATGGGAACGAGAAACTAAAAAAGTATTCCAAGAAGCGCGGCAAGCGCTCTATAATGAAGGAGAAATTGCCGCCGCATTAGAACTCGACCAATTAATTTTAGATGTAGATGATGAACTTATACACGCCGAGAAAAAACTCATCAAACTCGAATCAATTGGTTATGATATTACTGAAATTATAGATTGGTAGCAGCCAATGTATAAGAAATATAAAAAAGCAATGAAAGGGTGACGTGTATGATTAGACTTATTAAAAGAAAATTAATTATTCCGTAGGGAGATACGGGAACATTTACAATTCCATTATAGGGGACACTTAATGGAGAAGGAGATCGCGCAATTTTTAATATTTATGACACTCTTACGCGTCAAACTAAATTAAAATTAGACGGTGTTGTATCAGAAGACGGAGATGCTATTACTTTTACTTTTGCATCTAAGGATACCCTTAATATTGAGCCCGACCCTAATGACCAAGGTGGCCGCTATGTATGGGATGTTACGCTATTACGTGGTGCCTACATAGATCCACAAACAAATAAAACCGTTTATTCCGAAGTAGATTCATATTACGCCGCCTTTAGTCTTCCTACATGTGTAATTAAGAGGGTTACGCGCGAGGTGACTAGCAATGTATAAGAGCAGTAGAGCGCGTACACGTGATTTATTATTAGAATATGATGTCCATATTATGCCGCCTCGTCCACGCGCGGCCGGACTCGCTATTATATATCCATGGCTACAAAGTAATTATGTTGATGGCGGTTGGGTAACAATTCCTATTCCAGAAACCGAAGAATTTGCTTCTGTTTACCCATGGGAATCTATTGGTTTGAATTTATTAGGAGATCAGATTTATTTACTTGCCGCCCGAAGTGGATATAACGGAACTCGTGAAGAATTCCATCACTATTTTGGCGCATATCTTGAATCTAATAAATGGGAAATTGTGTTTGATACTTTTAATAATTTTCCAGCGAATGGCGTGTCCGATAAATTATACTTTGATTTAAACGATAAAATACTATATTATTGGAATAATGAATATATTCCAGTAAATGCAATGTTGATTACAAATACAATACTACAGGGAGGTGACGCTTAATGGCTACTAACACAGTACGTGTTACATTACAGGTACGTTAGGATACAGCTGAAAACTGGGTAACACGAAATCCAGTGTTGGCATCTGGTGAATATGCCATTGAAACTGATACACTGTTACTAAAAATTGGCGATGGCGTTCGTGACTGGTTGCATCTCCCATATCTAAATAAGCTTCATAGTAAATATTTTACTCGATAGGAAGACGGTTCTCTTACTTTTAGTAGCAGTTTTGCTGACACTATTGCCGCATTAGAAGCCGCCGCAGGCCAAGCAATCACGCATTTAACTATTACAGACGAGCCAGTTAATGATACAGACGCGACTAATAAGAAATATGTTGATGATGCAATTGAGGCCGCAGGGCATTTAAAGCGCGAAATTGTTACAGAATTGCCGCCAAATGCTGATGCAGACCCTAATACGCTATATATGATATTAGCTTCTGGCGGCGATCACTATGAAGAATATATGTTTATTAACGGCCAATGGGATATGGTCGGTAGTACTGGTGATGGCGGAAGCGGCGGATTTACACTTGAAGTCGCCACAGCCGCGCGTTTAGGTGGCGTTAAGGCGGTAACAGACCCCAATTCTGATTATCTAAATGTTACTGCTGAAGGTTTTATGACATTAAATAAAGTTTCAACCTCCAAATTGTATGTGCCGACAGGAGATACTCTTGTCATATATGGAGGTACTGCATAAGGAGGTGAGTTATAATGGCTGAAAATGTACTTGAAACTAGAATTCTGTTGCGATATGGGACGTATTAGCAATGGATGAATAGTAATGTTATTTTATTACAAGGTGAAGCCGCAATCTGCGCCTTTCCTCGTAATAAAACAATTGATCAAATGTCTGATGATTCACCGGCAAATACTCCACCCGCAATTGGCATAAAAATTGGTGATGGATATCACCGATTTGATGAGCTGCCTTGGGTATAGGCCGTTGCCGCGGATGTATTTAATTGGGCTAAACAAGAAACTAAACCAATTTATACAGCTTAGGAGATTTAGGGGCTACAAAATTTTATCGAGAACTTAGTTAGTGGAGAAACGGAAATAAGTATCGCTCCGCGTATTTATTAGTTAATCAGAGGCACTGGTGAAAATGCGGATAAATACTATTTATAGTATAAAGAAAATACCGAAGATAGTGCATGGATAATTGATACTTCTTCTTATATTGATCTACAGAAATTAACCACACTTTATAACTGGATTGGAGAAACAAATATTGAAGAATATCGTTCCATGATTGTGCGTAATGCCGAGCAAATTCGATATTTTATTGATCAGATGAATAAGGCGGATTCCCCAGTTAATAAAAGATTCGTTACAAGCGTGTCTCAAACCTCTGGTATTATTAACGTAGAACGTGACAATATAACATTTGATGATTTATTGGGCACCGCTACTGTATCTCAAGGCGGGACTGGACGGACTACATTAGATGAAGATAAGGTACTAGTTGGCAATGGAGCAAATGCGATAAAATTGATCCCTATCGCTGAAGAAGTTGCTAATAATAATTATTTAGTTCCAAATCGTCTGATGAAAACGTATGTAGATACGGCAACAGCGGGCTTAACTGGAGCAATGCACTTCATAGGAGAGGCAACAGTCGTTATTACAAACAATAGTATAGTCAATCCACAAATAAATGGATATGATTTTAGTAAGGTGTCTCCCGGTGATGTGATATTATATAATTCAAAAGAATTCGTATGGACTGGTGATAATTGGAGACTACTGGGTGATGAAGGTAGTTATGCTATTAAAGGTAGCATCCGAGATGCAGATATTGATCCAGATGCCGGAATTGCTTAGAGTAAGATTGCTAATTTAGATAGTACATTTTCTACAAAAGTAGATAAAGTAGCGGGTAAATCATTAACATCAAATGATTTTACTGATGAATTATATAATAAATTATTACAAATTGAAGACGGCGCGCAGCGAAATGCAATTGAACATATTTTTTTAAATGGTACTGAAATTACACCTACAACTGTAAATTAGCTAATGCGGAGTGTTAATTTAACAATTAATCTTTTTACTGAAACTGATTAGGCTAAATTAGCGGGCATTGAAGAGGGCGCTCAAGTTAATACTATTGAGACTGTTTATATTAATGGCATATAGCAGCCAGTTAATAATAAAGAAGTCCGTATTACTATTGACCAAGCCGCATTAAATTTAAATGTACTGGAAGGAGCCTAGGTTCCCGCAGTAACTGGCGGGAATCGTGAGGAAGTACCGCAAATACAAAAAAAATTACAGCTCGCGCGTATCGCTCTAACCGGCAATATTGAAAACTTATCGCAAACTGATGATACATATATATTATTAGACTGTGGCACCTCAACCACAGTTATTTAAAACTTGGCTGGAATTGATGCCAAGGAGGTGTTTTTATGGCAACGTAGAATAATACCATAAAGACGAGAATTCAGTTGAAAAGTGATACTGAAGCTAATTGGAATAAAGCAGGAGCAAAAGCAGGCTCTAATGGCTTCGTGCCACTTTCGGGTGAGTTGATCGTCTATACACAAGACGCAACTCACCCCTTTTCTCGTTTAAAGATAGGTGACGGTGTAACTAATGTTACCTAGTTACCTTTCATTGATGCTGGCACGTTGAATGGAAAAGACTCGGAATTAGTTAGGTATCAATCACGGATTGATTTTCCATCCCCAGGATCAATTAATAAATTATATCTAGCTCTTGAAACAAATAGTTTATATTATTTTGACGCACAAAAAGGGTATATATAGCTAGCTAATTTTGAATATGAAATTACAAAGAAGAAAGCAAGTTATATTTCATATTGGAACCCAGGTTATGCAACAGAAAATTATGTAGACGAAGGTACTCTTCATATCCTCACAGGATAGCCCCCTCTTATGACTTTTTCAAATGATGATTATATAACCAATATAACTAAGGTGGTGAACTAATTATGGCTAATTTTATAGGAAAAATATAGATTGGAGCTGGTAGCCCATTAACATTAATCGGATCAACCGCGTATGGCATTTGTAATACTAATGCAGATAATCCTAACAAAGTACTTACTGTACCATGGAATGGGGATCCTAACAATAATAGCAATGACGGCAATAAATATATTAATTCAGAGTACCCAGATTCACCTATTATAGGGAGTACTATTCATATAAAATTTGTAAAGGGTAATACGGTTACCACTAATGTAAAGTTAAAGATTAGAGATAACGAGAATACTTCTGCCTTTATTATTGGAATGCCTATATGCGGAGAAAATACAGTATTAAGTCTTACTTATGATGAATATGTCCTTAATAATGATAATGTCCATCCTTTGCATCGTTGGATTGTAAATGATAATGCAGATACTACATATGCATTTACTGGCGATGGGAACGGGAATCCAATTACATAGCAGCCTTCCTCAGGTGCATACTTCACAGTTACGCCATCATCATCGAGCACGACATAGTATGTACCAATCACGGGATTAAGAGATGGTGCGTATCAATCAGTAACAGGTGAAATAAGCACAAATACTGAAGGTGCTTTATTACCAAACGTAACCGCAATAAAAAGCTATGTAGCTGGATTGGGCTTAACAGGCGCTATGCATTTTCGTGGTACAGCTACCATTAATATTGCTAATAATCCTCGAACCCATTATCCTCATATTAATGGATATGATTTAGAAAATAACACCGAAAGACAAAACTTCTCGCCAGAAGATGGTGATGTTATTTTATATGAGCAAAAAGAATTTGTTTGGGCCTCTGGCAAATGGAATGAGTTGGGCGACGAAGGTAGTTATGTATTAAACTCTGCTATTACAACCCAAACAATTAGCGTGCCATCTTATGCAACCGTATCAATGGACGTGCCCTCAATTCAAGATATTACGTTTAGTTTAACTGATTCTGATTTACCAGGTGTATTAAAGATTACAAGAACAGCTCCTACTACTACCATCCCTGTATCCGCTACTCTTACACCTGATGCTACTACAACTTATACTGTAGTTAAGCTAGTGGATTCTAATAACACGCCAGCGGATTCTAATAACACACCCGCATCTCCTTAATTTGGAGGTGAAATAAATGGGATTCATTCATTCTGTTCAATTACCAGGTGATTCAGCCATTCACTTAATTGAACCGCAATTATTTGCTACTACTGCTGCCACTAAAGATAATGATGGACAACAGTATTACACTGCAGTTATTAATAATTTTTTTCTTACTGATAATGTAATGATATCCTTATTAATATGCTGTGATTCATCAGGATAGGATAAACTTTATGTTAAACCTAATGAGGATGCATCTGTTGCAGCGATTAATATTAATTATCATGGCGCTCAAATTTAGGTTGGAGATTTAAAAAAGAATCATATTTATAACTTTGTATACTTATCTAATAACAATTCGCCTGCGTGGGAATTAGTCGGTGAACTTGATACAAATACTACATATAGTATTACTACTAATAGTAACGTTCCGGGCGCAATTCAAGTCAATAATAATTCAATGCGTATACCAGCAGTATTTACTTTGAAGGGAACTATAGCAACAGAGCCTCCAAATACTAGTTAGAATCTTCCAGCAATACATAAAATTGGTGACACTTATCAAGTAACAAACGAAGGGACATATGAAGGATGGAAGTGCTACGCCGGAACATTATTGGCCTGTGTTTAGGAACATAATACTGAACGAGTATCTAATGAAATATATAAAGATGACTGGGTAATATTAGGAAATATAATTAGTTCAAATAGCTCTACAGACAATTCCTTGGCGAGATGGGACGGCAATAGTGGGCATATTATTCAAGACAGCAACATAACGTTAACGGACGACGGAGCATTCAATTTTCCAGGCAACTATACATTTGGACGATTTAGTGCTGTAGATTTTGGGTTTAAAGCAGGTGATAACTGGGTTCTTAAAGCTCCTACCGACCCGTAGGCTGCATGGCAATTTTTTGGTAATGCCTAGACAGCAACGACGGCAAATACAGCTACTCGTTGGGTAAGCTCGTTAACTATTTACGTAGATTTAGAAAATTCAACTATACCGACTACTATACAAGGTGGAGAAACTAACGCAATAGGATTACGAGTCAACGGCACACTACCTATTACTAATGGTGGTACCGGTGCAAATAGTTTTTAGCCAAATTAGGTTGTTCTTTCCTCTAATCCTGCAACTACCTTAACAAGTCGCGCTTATACAGATAATTTAAATGCGACAGCATTATCTTCTACTAGTGAGAATTTTGTTACTGAACGTACTATCTATTATGGTCTACCTAAAATTAATAATGCGCACGATTATACTTTTACAAATGTATATTACGCCCCGAACGCTCGCGGGCCGAGCAACGCCATATTAACTGCCGCATCTGCTAATGATCCCACTCCTCAATGGACAACAGCAGCTACGTTAGTAAATGGAGTAAGCGTGAACAGCAATGAACCTGCATATACTATTTTAACATTAGGCAATAATACTAATGTAAGTAGTGCGACGGCTCATTCTGAAGGACAAATTGAATTGTATTCCGCCGCAACTCATGCTCATATTTTATAGGGCGCGAGCACAACAGTCGATTATACGCATACATTACCAAATAGTAATGGCATACTAGTTTAGACAGCTCTAGACGGAACAGTCGGGAGCCCAACTCAACCAGTATATATTAATAATAGTGTTGTTACCGCTATTACTTATACACCAAATAGATTATATTGTAGTGGTAATGAAACTGATCAAAATAAACATACTGCTTCTTCCTTTATTCCAACTAATCATTATGCCAATGAAAATTAGATTGCTTTGGGTACTACTACTCTACCGGCTGCTAATAATCAAGATACATTATATGTAAACGGCACCACTTATTTTAATGGTAATACAACTCATAATGGTATTGATTATTTTGCTAATGGGACAACTTATTATATTAATAATTATGCTACCGGATATTTATCAGATTTTTGTGTTGATAAGACTAGACTTAATGATAATTATCTTAGCTTTTATAGTGGAAATAACGCAAACGGAAATCAGTTGGGATCTATTCAAGGTATCATAAATAAAATGCAATTTAGAATAGAAAATGGTACTGAAGATGTTGTGCCACAATTTGATTTTAATGGCCATCTTTATCCTTCTAAAAATCATACTGTTAATGATCCTGGATATGATATTGGCGCGAGTAGTAATAAATGGAATAATATACATGCTGCCAATGGTTATTATTATACTGAGTTATGGGGCGATTAGATACGATTCGTAGATAATTCAATAGGATTTTATGCTGCTTCTATTGATAGTACTACTCGATATGCATATGTCCAAGGAACACAAGATATATTAGCCATCCGTAATGAAAATGGTACAAGTGGAATGACTCCTACTTTAAGTTATAATGGAAATATTTCTCCCTCAGAAAATAACATAGGAGATTTAGGCACAAGTGATAATAGATGGGCTAAATTATATATAGGTACCGCCACAAATTATGGAGATGCCTATACTCCAATATATTGGGACGATGGCGTCCCAACAGTAGTATCTCCAGTACAGTATTGCGCATTTACGATAAATACAGGAAACACAGGTGTAAGATTATCCCACGCAGCTTTTAATGCCAATTCTTACGTATTACAAATTGTTGTTACAGAGGGTGAGCAGTATTTAAATGCGCCTATTGCATGGGCAAGCGCGGATGCGACGGACTCAAATGGAAATGGTACCATTCAATTAACAACTAGTGCAACTAGCGGACAAATTGTAGGTTATATTATTGTTTGCCGCGGAACTACCCTCACGGCTACTCCAACACAGATATCCGAGGATGCTTCAGAATCTAATACTTGACTTTTTTCAAATTCTATGATATAATATAAATGAAGCTGAGGAAAGGAACTCAGCTACCAAATACATTAACATTTACATAAGGAGGTAAATGGAAAATGAAGTATTTTAGTGAAAAGCTAAATCGCTTATATGATTCTCCTGATGCTTGTCAGAAGGCTGAATTTGAAGCGGCGAAGCAGGAAAATCTTGCTCGTATTGAGAAGGAGCGCCAAGAGCGCGAACTGCAGGAAAAGAAGGAGAAGGCCGTGGCCGAACGCAAGGCGGCTGCGGAAAAGGTGGAAACCGCACGCAAAGCTATGGTAGCCGCGCAGAAGGCTTATCGAGATGAACTTGATAAGTTCATTAAGGCTTATGGTACATATCATTTCTCTTCCAGCAATGTAGAGGATTTTCCGCACCTATTTGATGTGTTAAATTACGCATTTAATTGGTAAGTAAGGCTTAGGACTGAGCCTTATCAGTCCTTTTCGATGGGGTATGATGCAGCGGTCCAGCATACGAGTCTCTAAAACTCGGGCCTTCTGAGGGCGATTACTCCGGTTCGAATCCGGATACCCCTGCATACTATCGGCGCTTACAGCAAGCAATATATTGTTTTCGCTCCATTTATTTCTTTGCGATGAGAATATGCGCCGAGATTTGCACCATTGGTGTAAAGGTAACACAGGTGCCTTCCACGCATCTGATGCCCGTCCGATTCGGGTATGGTGCTCTTAGGTCTATCTCATCCACCTAGCGCGACAAGGATGGGAACGCAGGTAAGCACGTATGCTACCCGGGAGCGGCTAACCCCGATAAATTTGTCCTAGGCGAATAGATGCTAACGCCAGTGTTAGGCATGGTATAGCAACGATTTCGGTGTTACGTACAAACACTTGCCTATCCCTGTGGCATTATACAGGGGCGTAAGGCGACACGTGATATCGCCCGATGGCAAAGGAATTGCGAGCCTTTGGACCATAACTTTCCGCATTTCAGAACGCCGTCCGCAAATGGTCTAGTACGAAGTGCGGAATTTTTATTTGACTTTTTTCAAAGTTCATGCTATAATATGTATGTAAGATAAAGAAAGGAGAATTACGAAATGGAAACGATTGAGATGAAGTATACCTGTGAATTTGATGGTGAAACCCGGAAGATTAAGGCGGTCAAGTATAATGAAGATGGGCTTCATGATACTGACATTTGTGAAATGTTTATGGATTTTATGCAGTCGGTTGGGTTTTCTGAGCAGAATATTTGGAACTATTTTGGAGAAGGGAATTAAATATTTGACTTTCAACATAATTTTTGGTATAATTATTATGTTGAAAGGGTGAGGGATGGCAGCTTAAGAGGTCAAGCACCTGTCTTATAAACAGGCGATATTGGGTTCGAGTCCCAAACATCCTACCAGGACCAGCACTGTCCGAAATATGTGCCGTGGGAAACGCCAGCGCGGTTCTGGTGAGGGCGAAAAGGTAGAGAGGCACGCCCGGGTTCGACTCCCGGCGGAGGCGCGGCGCGCGGGGTCATAAACCCTGATGCACTTAGAGTCTAGCCTCGCTCAGAGGGTGGCCGCCCGAGAGCGTAACCGCCCATCGGTCGCGGCATATAAGTAAGCGGTCT